GGTTACCCGAGCCTTGGGAATTGTTAACGTGGGAGCTGCATCATATCCAACACCTACGTTGGTGACTGTGATGGCTGTTACTGCTCCGCCTGATATTGTTGCTGTGGCAGCTGCTGTTGTACCTGGAACAGTTGTGATGGTTGTTGCACTAACCGTCTGTGAACTCACGGTGTATGTTCCCTTGCCACCTAATGCGCCATCAACTTCAGTACTTGTAAGTTGGGCACCCAATGCACCGGTAAACTGTCCACTAGTTTGTCCAACCACCAACTTGCCTGATGTTACTGCGGTTACTGTAAGAACAGTGGTTGTGATGCTACCCGTTACCACGGCACCACCACCACTGACTGCTACTACAGGAACTTCCACATATAACGTGCCACCATTGTTGATGGCTGCAGATACCACATTGTCGCCGCCTGCAGCAATTTCCGTGGCATTAACACCAAACACATTTGTTGAGAGAATGTTTGCGTCACTGGATACTGATGTTGGCTTTTCATTCAACGTGTAGTTTTCAGCACTGAATGTGGTTAACACCACTTGCGGATTGGCATTGATGACTTGGCATGATGTGTTGGAAGCAATTGAAAGAACAATCATTTCTTGACTACCAACACGAATGAAGTCACCCACAGCAGCTTCTGTGGTGAACAAGGTGGATGACCCTGTGATCACACCCCGTCCATTTGACAATGCATGTGTCAATGTGTGTGATGCGCCAGACCCATCAGTTGTCGTGGTGATGTAATCACCCTTTAATGCTGCATCTTCTGTTGCTGCAACACCAACTGTGCTTGATGAAAGATTGATGATGAAATAGGTGGATCCAGATGTAAGACCTACAATTGATGTGCCGCCGCCGTTGTTGTACACAACTGAATCACCCGTTTGAAACGGATGAGCAGCAGATGTGATGACGCCTGCAGCATGTGCTGTTGCGCCGTTGAATGTAATTGATGGTGCAGCAAGCGTTACTGTACCTGTTGACGATTTATCGTCTTTATTGCCCCAGCCTGACATATGTTATTCTCCTGAATTATAGAGGTGTTCTACTTTATTGAAAAATTCTTTGACACTTTCTTGTGGTAAATCTGCAATGTTCTGAACTCCAAAATCATTCATGACTTGAAGCAAAACTGTTTCATAATTTTCTTTAACAACTTTCTTTTTTGCGCGATATTTCATTTGATGTGATGTGTTATCTCGCCGGCGGCGCAATTCTGCTTTGGCTCGTGATGCTAATTTCTTTTCAGTAGGAGATACTTTACCTCCTGCACGAGACTTAGCCCTAACATTACCAGATAATGTGTCAAGCATACCTTCAGGAGTACGTTTCAAATCCAACTGTACTTCATTGATGGGGTCAATTTCTTCGTATCGGTGCATAGTTACCTTCTGACGCAAAAGTCTAAAAATGGTAGGATCATTAAATGCCATATCCATTAATTTCTCAATGAATGTGTAGAATGCTTTTCGTTCATTGAACGGCAGAAATACATCATTTCTGATGTGCGTGAGAGCACGAGTCACAAATGTTAAGTCTTGTATGGGAACAAGACCCAACCGAATTAACAATTCTGCTTGTTGAGCGATAATAGTGGACATGGTGTTTAAAGAATGTGTACCTACTATTTATAATTATTTTAGACTAGCTTTAAACATCCAACCGTGCTTGTTGTGTTCTTCAAGTCGTCCTGCGAGAAAATTCATCAATCCTTGAAGGTTTTCCTTTTCTGCAAAAGAAAATGCCGTGTTTAATGAATCAATGCATTCGGCATTTGCTGTTTGCAAGTCCAGTAACATATCTCGGACATTATTGCCAAAGATGGCACTGTCTTGGGCAGTTTTGAACTGTGCCATCATAGTTAAGCCATATGGAGCAGTTCCATCAACTTTACGAATTTCTTCTGCAATAGGATCTATTGCACCATGCAAACTCTGATAAAGATCACCAAAAAATTCGTGAAACTGAGCAAATTCAATACCTTCAACATTCCAATGATGTCCATGTGCCTTGAAATACATTTCAAATGTGTTGGCAAGGGTGACACGGAGAGATGCGATAAGTTGTTCCATTAATTACAATTCCATTTTCTAAGTGATTTGTTGATGCGAGAATCAGGATCGCGCGCAGTTTTTGCTGATGTCAATTTTCGTTTCATACCCTGCATTCTTGCACAAAAAGACTTTCTCCGATTGGCGGACTTGCTACCCGGTTTCAATTTCGAAGGAGGTGTAGTCACAGCAAGTGAAAGTGTTGACCCGGGATTTGCACGGCGATAAGACGCGATTCCTTTCTTATTTAGTCCACCTTCAGGATTCTTTCCTTCTTTCCTTTGCCAGGCGGGCGCAGCTTCCAACGACAATTGTTTGTCAGTGGTGGTTGTGATGGCATTCCGAATTTTTTCAATGATACCTGAATTTCTTATCACCTTGAATGCCAAGTTTTCAACACTGAATTCACCTGCCGCCATCAATCCTGTTTTACGTAGCGAAGAAATATCTTGAAGAATTGTTTGTAATTTTTCAATATCGCCCAGTTTCAATGCATCATTCGCCTGTTGTATAATTTCATCTGATCGCGCTTTGATTGCATCATGCTCAAAATTTGGGCGCGCCATATGCGGTTCCACAATCCAATGATTGTTATATAAACTGTATTGCCCTGTGGCAACTAAATGATCGTTACTACTTTGTGCATACACCTCTACACTGTAACCACGAACCTTGATATCATGGGTCTTGTTGAACAATTGTTTCTTTGCTGTAAGAAGTTCCTTTACCGCTATGCTCTCAACATCTACAATGACATGCAAATCAAAATCACTAAATGATGTCCAATTGTAATTGGCGTTTGATCCTGTTAAAATAACATCCTTTATAGGAACATCAATGTTCCATGTTTCAATGAATTTATCAGCAACACGCATCAATGCATCATGCACATCTTGTTTCAACATCATGCCATCCCAAGCTGCAGGATTCAATGTGGGATGATACATCGTGGTTTCTGCCTCAACATCAACAAATTCTTTGAATGCTCGCAGTTTTTTTCCTTGGCCTGGGGTCATCTTCATCATTTTCTTTGTTAATTCTGGTGTCCCCCACTCGCTATCCTTTCCCAATTCTTCCGTGACAGGAACACAATTCGGGACTTCTTTGCCATTTTTCATTTTCGTACCCACCTGCTTATATCCATTCCAGCACGGGCCCTTGCTTTCATTCGTGCTTTTCCACCCACCACCTTTGCCTCGATACCATTTTGCTGCCCAGCCATTGGCATAGGCGCTGGGATACACATCAAACTTGGACCTGGCAAGTGATTTGGCACGCGCCCATAATGTTGGGTTTGTGGGAGTGTTTTTTTCTTGAATGAGTTCTTCTTTCATTGTTTTCACCATGATGGGAGCATTTCCCTGGCCAGGTTGATTTTTTCCCGGGCGTCCTGCCGCGGATTGTGCAGCCCGCTTTCTGCTAACCGCAGATTTAATTGCATCTTTGCTCATTGAAGCCGCCTTGGCAGCGGGTACACATTTGGCATATCCTTTTTTCTCACCTGAGGTTCCGCATGGCGCATATCCGCCCCCTTTCTTTTTCTTGGCGAGATTCACCCATTTTTGCCGAAACCATGTTCGTAAATCTTCATGGGTGTTTTGCATTATTTCATCACTGTCGCTGTGGTTACAACACCCGCAATGAATCCCGTCACCAACATCACCTTTCTACTAGGCAAAGGAATCCCAAACATCTTGTTAGGATTCTTTGGAGCTTGGGGAATATTTATCACCACCTTTTGCAGACTGTCACGGGACAATGTAAGTAAATTGATTACGTTGTCTTTGCTGTGTAATGCTTTATTTAATTGAACAATTTGTGTGTCTTGTGTGTTAATAGTATTTTCTTGTTGGTCGATAATAGAATCTTGTATACTAATAATTGATGACATATGAACTATTGAATCCGTGACAGTCTGCGGCATGCCGGTTTCTTTCAATAATGAATCACGTTTGTTTTTCAATACAGACGTTGTTTTTCTTAATGCTTTTACATCTTCAGCATAGTCATTGGCTTTTTCTTGTGCAAGCTGGGCTTCGGTTTCTTCAATGATGATTTGTGTTTTTAAACTGTCCGCAAACTTCACCGCAGAATCAGCTTGTGCTTGAAACTGCTTGTATTGTTGAATATACACATCCATTTTATCTTTACTACCACTATCAGCATACATAAACACCAACCAAACGGCGACGGATGCTGCGAGTAGATATTTAATTTTAGATGACATGGACGTAGGGAGTGAATGTGTATGACTATTTATATACTAGAGGGATCATCCAATCGTTGAATATATGCATCAATGATCCGAGACACAGCTTCTGGCTTCTGATCCGCCTTGAATTTCACTTTAATTCTTGCCATTCCAGAACCCTCGGATGTTTTTCCAGAGTCCACATCAATGGATTTCACATTATGTTCATGATCTTCCTTCTTGAATATTCCCAACAACGACTTTTTAATGTTAGACACCTTCTTCTCGTCATCGCCAAACAACAACCGGGCTTCGAATTCCACATCTAATTCGTCAAGCCCGATTGATGAATGATCGGCAAGGATGTATAATGGCATCACCAATTGTTTACCAGCTACTTGAAAAGTAGCTGTTTTAGGGACACCATCCTCATCAAAATAATTACGTATGGCGTTGATGTGTTGTCTTTCACTAATACTTTGTGCAACCATAGCACTTTCTAAAAGACCGCTCACCAACTCCTCAATGCTCAATTTTGCCATCACAACTCCATGATATTAAAGGTTACTTACTTGGCGTTTGGATTATCAGGAAGTGGGACCAACGTTGGTTCCAACATTTGTGTGAGATAATCCGACAACTTCAACATACCTTCTGTTGGGGGTAGTTGTTCCGCATGCACTTTCACGTTGTACTTGGCGGAGTTGTCAGTGCTGCGAGTGTTTTCCTTATGAGTTGACACCTTGCCAGATACTGATGCTGAATATTTAGCGCCCCAGAAGCCACCTGTGATGGAAGCTGTTGCGGTACTTTCAGTGTCTTTACTATCCTTGGAAACTTCCGATGTCTTGACTTCCATCACGAACTCAATGTCTGCTGATGTGATGGCAAGAGCTGGAAGTGGAACCAAGGGTAACATCGGGACTTTGCTATACAATGTTTGAATTTCTTGGTCGCCCGTTTCGGCATTTGCCACTGCGCGCTTCATTTCAACATCTAATGAGCGAGCAACTGTTTTTCCTTCTTCATTCTTCATGAAGGCAACTTCTTGAATGTAGGACCAAGTTACATCATTCAACTTGGCTTGTCCCTTTGCCATTCCAATAAGGGGTGATACGATCAGGTCTTCGATAGGAAGCCCTGCAAATTGATTTGCAATACTGTCAGCCATGAACTACTCCATTAAAATTAAAGGGTTATACTGCGTTAACAATCATATTCTATTGAAACTTCGCCAATCCTTGATATTGCTTCTTAATCTTTTCAATGTCAGATAACGTATGCATGAGTTTTTTCTGTACGTCTTTCTCAACGGTGAAATTAAATACCGTATCACAGTTAGGACATATTGACAAGGGATTTTTAATAATGAATTGCAGAGTTAATCCCAAAGGATGTCTGCATGATGGACAGGGTAATGCCACGTTACTTTAATAGTGCGTAAAATTCTTTGAAGTGTTTGATACGGTCATCCAATCCAATGGTGCCACCGTTCACTTTCTTGGTGATGGCAGTAACATCAGCATCCGTGGCACCCTTGTCTGACAAGGCATTCAATCCACGTGAGTTCCAGAACCACGCAGCTGAGAGCAATGGATACTTTGTTGCTACCAAATCAGGTGTTTCCGTGATGTTTTCTGGCACCACTTTGTCAAACGCAGCGTAATTGTCCTTGCCGGTGAGTTGAATGTATCCCCGCCCACGATACTTGTATCCTTCTCCAGAGGCTTCGGCGCCATTGCCCATGCGACTTGCATACACTAGATTTGCAATCTTCTCGGGCTTACGCTCATACTGCAACGCCTTGGCTTCAGTTGGGAAATACTTTTTGAAAATGCCCATCAATCCTTTGGCGCCGTAATTTAAGTTTTCATTGACAGCTTTGAAGTTGCCTGATTCATGTCCACATTGAGACAAGAAATGGCATAGACGGAGAGGGGTATTGATTTGAAACTTCTCCATGACTTCAGGTATTTGTGCGATTACTGCATCAGGTACATGACCTTTGAGTTTTTGAATATCCATGTAATTGTTCCGGTTGAGGTTGTTATTTCATCCCTTGTTGTACAGCTAACATCAATTCTTTCGCATCTTTTTCACGAAGCGTAGATGGCAACCCTTTTTTGAAGTTAGCGAAATCATCGTTTTGTGCATAAAAACGTAGTTTACTGGCAGACATGCCAGTTGTTCCTTCAGCATCTGGATCTCGCTCACCTGCTGAAACAACTTCAGCAACTTTAAATTTATATTCCGTACCGTTATATTTTGATATCGTGGTTTGAAATTCAGAAACACGATCTGATCCAGCAATCATGATCACCTTGTCGTATTTTTGATCATTGAAATATTTCAACCAAGCGATATATGTATTCTTTTGTGTATCCGCCAATTGAATGTTCACATCAGGAAACATTTTTCTAGCAAACATCAACTTCTCATCAGCGGATAATGGATCTTTTGGTGCCTTTTGTGTTTTAGAAAGCACAACAACATAATCTCCTGCATGTTCTCTTGCTGTACTAATAACTTTATCAATTAATTTTTTATGTCCAATGGTGGGTGGATTCATTCGTCCAAATGCAAACACCATGGTTTTCAATTTTCGTGTTGGTTCTGCTAGAGCTGCTGCAGGCTTTGTCCAATCTTTCACAGCATTGAAATTGGCTTGAGAGAACTCCATGCGATTCACCAATTTTACTGCATTTCCTTTTCTATCTACAGCAACATACCCCTCAGGATCTGTTGCTTTAAATCCTTCAGGAGTTTCAACGAATGTTGGGATACTTTGTGCCTCATTCAATTTCTTTACTAACACATTCTTAATAATTGATAAACTTTCATATAAACTAAACATGTTTAACAAACTAGTAGAATATTTTTTCAAAAAGTTTTGTGTATCCTTTTTAACACCCGCATATTTGCCTTGTGCTGCAGCAGTTTTCACACTCATTTCTTTTGCAGATATTCTGTCAACCACAAAGGATTCCAACCCAACGAGTGAACGTTGCGTTATTGGTGTTCCTTCACGGACCAATTTATTCACAAAAATCTTAAATAAGTATCCTACACTTAAATCAGATTCCATGTTTGACAAATCATTTAGAAATTTTCTCAAGGCAACAACATTAATCTTAGCAGAGGCCAGATGTGAACTAACCGTTCTGGTTTCCTGGTCAGTGAATGTCATCGTTCCGGAAAGGTCGGTGTAAGATGCATCCTGAATCCAGGCAGTATTAGATTTTAGCTTGCTAATGTCAACATTGAAAGAAGCAGACAATGAATTGACTGGTCCTTCTCCGCTATATTTAGTATGAAAGACAATTCCAACATTGGAATTTTTAATGATGTTGGCTACTGGGTCATCAACAGGAATAGCATACAGAATTGTGTTGGGCTTGAACGTGATATAGCTTTCATTATCAATGGACTGAATCTTTTTCGTGTTCGGCGTGAACATCACATCCCCTTGAAGGACTTCAGTCATGTTCAATTTCTTCAATTCACGAAACACATATTTCAATGTGTCAGCCAACCCACCTTGATAATAGTGATCAATAAGTTCTTCGGAATATCCCAACTTTGGTATCTTAGAAAATGCACCATGTTTCGTGGCAACAAAGAAATATCCAGTTTCCGGGTCCTTGCCTGCCACAACAGCAGGGGCGCCATCCCATTTCACAGTGATGTTCACTTGTTTTTTCGATTCACCGGAAAACAACTGCAAAAGCGCCTCAACAAACGCAATGGATTGTTGGGCGCCTTTATATCCTAGATTGATGATGTCATCTTCCAGGTGTTCTAAATGCATATTCTTTGTTGATTTTCCAGACATAGTATTACCTTTCAATGCGTATCTTCTATTTATATTACACGATTAAAAGTAATTCGTCAATGGCGTTCTTCCTGTTCACGAGAGTCTGAAGTATGTATCCTGACAGGATATTATCAAGCGCATCCATGAGTGCATCTTCAGCTTCTTCATTCAACTCATCATCTTGATCCAACAAGAAATGAAACTTCGATATGTAAAATTCCAAACCATCTGTGATTTCTTTTTGCATGCGAACAGTTTCTTCATCATTCCATTCATCCCAATTAATCTCGTATTCTGACGCAATAGTTTCAGCAATCATTTTAAGAAAGGCGGGGTTTTTCATGGTGGGTTACCCTTTGATGATAATGGCCTGATGCTTTCTCCAATTCAACTCACGAAGATATTCAATCTTTTTAAGTTCCCACATGGTCTTTGCTTCAAGTTTCTGAGATTTCTTGATCATACCATTTAAATTATTTAGAATTTTTTCATCTCGGGACAGAGATTGTTCCGTGTCAAACTGAGGAATGATGTTGTGTGAACTTACATGAGCATCTACCGTCATGGCGTCATCTCCAGTGTAATCTTCGTGAAGAATCTTTTCCAGTTTTTGAAAAAACCAAGCAGGGGAGACAAGCATGATAAGAAAAATCACGAACACCACATAATTATACCAGTGCATACTTGTCTCCCCTATCTTAATTAGTTGCCGAAGAGGCTACTGCCAGCTGTCTGATAGGCAGCGGTGACCATGGCGCGCGATGGCGAGCCGATACGGTAGCTAGTACCAGTGCTGGTACGGTTCGTGTACACGCAGAAACCTTCACTGCGAAGATCATTCACCCGAGCACGAAGATTGCGGACGCCGAAACGTGAGCGAGCCTGAGCTGCCGTGATGCTACGACCTGCGGAAAGATACTGAACTAGACGATCATTCTGTGACATAATAATTCTCCTGTATTCGCCCTTTTCAAGAAAACTATACGGTGGGCGGTAAACCGTATAGCCCATAGGTAATTTACTTGCTAGTAACTGTGTTGCCCACGTTCTTCACCTTCGCCGGCAGCCATTGCAATTTCGCCGCAGGCGCAAGACGCTGAACCGCCTTGGCGATGGCATCCTGATACACCTGAGCCGAGATGGAAGCGGGGTTGATGTTGCCAAGATACGCCAATGCTCCAGCCTTTGTCATGGGATTCGGGAGATCAACCCATGTGATTTCAGTGATACCAATCTTACCAAGCGCCTTGGTGTATCGCGTGCGATCATTTGTAAATCGCACCTTTGTACCAAAAGACTTGCCAGCGCCACGCGCGCCACCATTCGAGAAACACACAAACGAAACCTTGTCTGAATTACGCATAATATATCTCCTTGAAGAAGTATGTAGTGAACCACTCATGTAAGTTACATCAAGAACATCCAAATGTCAAGACCCGTGTTTAACTTGTTTTACCACTTCTAAGTCATTTCTTCGATGGTGGAGAAATCAAAGTACCCTTCACCAAAACTCCAAAGACGTTCAAGAAATTCTTGATCTTCGTCTATTTCAATTAACGGGAGTTCTGTGATTTCTTTGGCGTCTGCGGATGCCCCTTCATTTTCAGTCATGGTCTGGTCTCATGTAGAGTGTTTCAGTTATCCCTTCTTTAAATATAACACCGTTGGGGGCATTTGTCAAGCCCGCTGTAAGTGCTTGTAAATCAACAACTTAGCTGGATCTTGGAACTTGTGCAGAGGGGATCCATCGCCATACTTTACGCAATAACGACTTTTTCAGTCTATTCCAGTCCGTGCCCTTGAATGTGTCTTTATACAGTTTATAACTATCCAATTTTCGCTGTTTATCAATATATCGAATAATGGTGTTTGGATTGATATTTGGATAATATTGTTTGATTTCCATGGCAATATCATGTGCGTGTGCTTCTATTTCACACCATGTGCTCAAATACTCTATTTGTTTTAACTGCGGTTTAGACAATCTATCAGAATGATGAACTTTTATGGATCGTTCCGAATGTTCTGGGCGAAAGGCATATTGAATTTCATGAAGAAACTCATGCTGTGTCACCTGTGAAAACATGAAAATGAATTCAGCGTAATTTCTTTTTGTGAACCTGAATGTTCTTCTATTGCTGGCAAAGTGCACAAAAATTCTAATGGCATTTTCATCTTTGTCCGTGTCAAAGTATCCAGAAAATGAATAGTATTGTAGTTTACTGCCCTTTTCAATTCGAAGTTTCGTGTCACGCTTCACCACGAGTTTTGCTCCCAACGGGATCAAAATTTTATTTAATTTTCTACTAATTACACCATAAGACAGTTCTTGCCCAACGATTTTTTCGCTGGGAAAGTGGTGTTTCAGTTCCTTGTGTATCTTACTTGCCAAGTACATGGAACCTCCGGTGTGACTGTCGATATTTATAACATACTACAATTTAATATTGTCAAAATTCTTATTGAATGATTTGGAGCTTGAGAAACTGGGGCGATTATTGTAATCTTTCTTTTCAGGTTCTTGCATAATACTCTTTTGAGCGCTCATATCCAAATCATACAATCTCATTTTTGCCCGATCCACACCAATCACAAATCGTTTATGATGAGATGGATCATTATATCTATTTTTAAGCTGTTTGATCATCAATTGACCCAACTTCTCTAGTTCCTCTGTAGATATAATAGCGAACATAAAATCAGCAGTTGCTGGAAGTCCAAAGGATTCACTTGTGTCAGTAAGTTCCACATCCGAATTAGCATATCCACTCCGAGTTGTTTGTGTTGCTGAAACAATAGGTACATCAGATTCCACTGCAAGACCACGCAGTTCTTCAGCAATGCCTTTGATGTACGTGTAACTGTTCACTGTGCCTGACATCTTGAAACGACTGCTTGAACAAATATTCAAATAATCAATGAAGATGATGTCAGGTCGAAATTCTTTTTTCAAACTTAATTCATTTAACAATGCACGAAAATGTCCCGCATGAGCAGATGCTGTTGGATATTCTTTGATGATCAATTTGCCTTCTGTTTTATTTTTAATACGAGAAATTCTGTCATCAAACATTTGTTTTGGAAGATTTTTCAAATCATCCATGGTAACATTCATCAAGTTGGCATCAATACGTTCGGCAATGCGTTCTTCTGCCATTTCCAGAGTGATGTACAACACATTCTTTCCTTGACTGAGCGCAGAAGCTGCCATGTGACACATGAACAAACTTTTGCCTACGCCTGTGCCTGCCAAAGCAATGTTCAATGTTTTGCTCGGCAATCCCCCGTTGGTAATTTTATTGAACATGTCCAAATCAAATGGTAGTCGTTCTTCTTCACGATGATAGAAATTATATCTGTCATCGGAATCAATGATGTAATCATGTCCAACACTGTTATCAAAACTTATTGCCAGGGCATCCTTGAGAATATCTGGTATAGCTTCGCTAGTAAATTTTGTATCTTTTCCATCTATGATTTGAATTGATTGTACAATTGCATTGTATACTGCTTTATCTTTACAAAACTTTTCAGTTTCATCAAGTAACCAGGGCTTATTTATTTCTTCAGTTTTCAAGGATGTCACCACATCTGTGACTTTTCCATATTCATCTTCTGACAATGATTTATCATTTTGAAATATCACGGACAATGCCTCCCGACTAGGAGAAGCATTGTACTCATCCACAAATGTTTTAATGTGTTGAAAAACTTTTCGTTCTGTCCAATCTATAAAATATTCATCACGTAAAAATGGCACCACCTTTCGTAGATAAACATCATCACTCAGAAGGTTGCTCAGAATCAATGTCTCCAATTTCATTAATATCCCCGTTTCTTACTGTGGCCTCAAGAATTTCACGCAATACTGCTGCTATAGTTTGTTCAATCTCTTGCTTCTGTTCATCTAAGTTAACAGTTTCAGGAGTAAATAACAAGTCGTAATCAAAAGAAACCCTGCCAGAACCATCTTCATCTTCTCCAAGAAATTCAACTTTTCCTAAATTGAAGCACATTCCTGCATGTTCTCCATCTGCAACTTCAATGAAAAATTCTGCATCTGTACTATCCTGAAATCGGTCATTTGTTTTAACGTTGAAACTAGGCATTTTCATACTCCTCGGTGATAATGTCATCAGTGAATTCTGCGATCAAGGATGAATTGGAAATCGCATAACGGTGTTTGATCCAACTCTGGAATGTTTCATCCTTGATGATGGACATCCAGAATTCCTTTGTATCAGTATCATTTACCCGGTATTTCTTTTCTTCTCCCTTCTTTTGATACCATCCATTTGCTGGCTTCACCACATGTCCTGATTCAAGCGCAACATCCAACAATCCTGACCATGTGCTGATGCCTCCCTCAAACGACACTTCAACTGGGATCTTGCTCTTTTCACGGACAAAGCGAGACTTCTCCACATTGATGATGAAGTTGTATCCTGTCAATCCCTCGGCGCTCTTTTCCTGTTGACGACCAATGATGAAAATGTTGTCCGCGGAATAATACACGCCTGTTCCCCCTGATACAATATCTTTTGGAAACAATCCAATTTCCTTGTATGTGTGATTCACCACCACCATGGGAATGTCCTTGATGGTTAAATG